CTGCACCTTGCATGATTGCATTATACTTTTGAATAAAAATATCCTTAACTGTTTTTGTTTCTTTGATGAACTTGAACAAGTTTACAAGACTATCAACATATCTATCTAGAGTCTCAAGAAATTTTTCCTTTGCAGCTGTTTTGGATTCTTTACGCTTCAACTTGGAGATTTCTGCATCATATCTAGCTGCAACCCATTGTTTGAATTCATCGACAGAAGTTGTGACATCATCTAGGAATTGTCCACGACGAATCTGACTGTTGATGAAAATGTTGATCATGTCAGACATCTTTTTATCAACTATAGTAAAATTTATGGAGTTTAGAACGTGCTGCATACGGTCTACAGAACTTTTTATCATGATAGACTCTTGTTGTGTCAATGAAATGGTGCCTGCACGATTATCAAACAATGCATCGCGAATGTATGCTCCACTGGCTTTCAAGTGATCAACACGCACGCCAAACTGCTTACCAATAAACTTTAAACTACCATTCTCATCAGTTGTCACTGCATACTTGGTATGAAACACTACTCCAATCTTTGATGATAATATCTTCTTTGCTTCAGGACTATCGACAGCAACTGTATATAGAATGGTATTGGGCCTAAACCCAATGTAATCTTCTCCCTCAATTCGATAGCTCTGCACTAGCCCTGGCCAGAACAGCAAATCTCCTTGATATACCCCGTCAAAGTTCACTCGACGCAACACATCAAATGCATATTCTAGTTTCTCTACCAATCCTGGAGCATCTCCATGATTTTTGCGAATATCTTTGATGCTGTAGTTGAGTTTAGCATCTGCTGCAAACACACTCTTGGTACCAATGAAAAATTTGCCATGTGCATCTCGCCCACATACAATAGCAGGTGCTCCATCCCATTTAGCGCTTACGTTGATGGGTTGTTCGGTGTGACCTTGCAGCATATCTAGCAACTTGTTGATGTAATCGATGGTCCTTTCACCACCTACATAACCTTTGGTGAGAATCAATTCATCAAGATGTGTCAAATGCTTGTTGGTAGCATCTGCGTTTTCCTGCAAAATATATTTTTTGAAGCTGATCATTTTTTAACCCTCATATGAGACAGATGCGCTTTTACGAGTAGGGTCTACCGAAAATCCAAACTTGAATGGATTTTTTGTAAAAAACTCATATGCTGCTTCAAGGTTAGTTTCTATTTTTTTGTCTGGTTTGTAGCAAATTGCATTTTTGCTTGCATCATTTACAAAAATAACGTACGAGAAGTTTTCTTTCAAATAGTAACACACTAGATGCAATGCCCCCACTAGTGGAGCGTATCTTGATTTATCTTTAAATGTTTTGTATTCTGATTCCGGTATCAACTTGCGTATAGCTGCTGTTAGATTGTTTATATGATCTTGTGCTTGATAGTTTCGCAACGAAACGACACCATCGATAAATTTATCATAAGGTAGTTGCTCAATTGAATCAAAGAATAGTTTCACCGCTTCAGTTAAAGAAAAAGCTTCTGATCTACTTGCTGCTGCCACAATATTTGACACTCTGTTTGACAAGGGCTTTACTAGGGATTTTAATCCTTGTGTATTGGATGCAGTTGTAATGTGTGTTGTGATATCTTCGACTGTTGAATCATGATTTATTTTGTTGGCTAAAGCTTTGAGTACTTTTACTTGATTTGGTTTTTCATTTTTTGAAATCATACTACTTAACGTAGAGATCAAATCATGTTTCAATCTCCTAATATCCGCATCATTCAAGCTTGATCCAACAAACTGCAGAGTGTGATTTATTTTCTCAACTGATTGCTCAAGTGCAAACCCGTCTCCACCCATTCTACCACTTGACCCCTTTACCTCCACCTCACCTAATGAGCTAAAGTTTAAATCTCCCTTGGTGCCCTTTGCTGCGTCACTAATGAAAGATAACGCTATTTCCCCTTTACCAATAGCAACTCCCGCAATTGGTGGATTTATTTCATATAAACTATCAAACACTGCTTTTGCATCTTCTGGCGTAGTAAACACTTCTATATATTCTTTTGGTAACAGCGAATACAAGCTGTGTGCGGTACCTGGCTTGCCAACAAGCTCACCTCGAAGCAGGTTGCTGGAATTTGTTTGTAGAGCATACAGTGCAGCAAATTTTGCTGGATTTGTGTCGACTGTATTAAAAATGTTCAATACTGGTCCTAAAAAACCCCCTCTATAATTTTTGTTGCCTATATGCCATTGATCTACTTGCATGATCATGTCGATAATTTCGTTTACAGTATATGATTGTGATCCTATCTGCACGTTTGACGTTCTAGATACCTCTCTACGAAATTTTGCATACAAATCTGGAGAAATTTGTTGATTTTTCACTACTGCTGTTTTGTTGTCGGTTAATGTTACATAATACTGCTCGTTTAGAGTATGACGTTGTAGAGGTACGACAGGTTTACCTGCGCACTGTCCTGCGTAAACATCTTCAAGAGATCTAAAAGCCATGTGAGTATTTAGACCATCCTAAAGAAACTCCCAGCCCATATTCTTAAGATCGTCAACATCAGCATTTTCTCCGCCCCATCCCATCATCATGGGCAATGCATCAAGGTGTTCACCATCACGCTCGTTCACATACATTGAAGATGGATTCATGTAGTACTTTACCCCGTAGTCAAGTGGTCTGATGGCTTGAGGTTTGTGATTGTCATCAAGCGTCACAACTTCAAAATATTTGTGCACGATCTTATCAGACAAAATCAACAACCCCCAGCCCAACGCCATTACTCGGTCATCATGCTTGCCAGCTCTAGCCTTCCATGAGCCATTGGGCATGCGAACAAACTCTTTGAGTTCTTCAACAGTTGCTGCATCGTTTATCTGTACAGCATCAAGAGTGTTGATCCAATAGCGTGAATTTGCTACACAATCATATTTGGTGTTGCTGTGACTGATGACACCAAGAGGTATCTTGGATCTACCCAACTCTCTTGCGCCATAACTCACAATGTTTTCATACGAAAAGTCTTTTCTGAGATTATCAACAATCTGTGCACCGCAATTGTTGCGCTCTGATAACAACAAGGGATTGCCCCAGTGTTGTAGTATTTCGTGCAGCTTGGGAGTAAACTCTGATGGAGTGATGGTGTTGCATGCATACACAGCTACCTGATTGATCTGTCTAAGATCTGTAACATCTAGCACGTTTGCTACAGTGAAGTCTTTTCCGACACCTTCAGCAACATCAACACCAACAACATATATGTGATTGGGTTGAGGAGCGTGCCACACACGGTAGCACCCATCCATATAAACATACTGTGGATCTGAACACCTACGCTTGAGACGATCAAATACTGCTTGTGGAGCAGCTGATTCACCTGTTTGTTCAAACAGGCATTCAAACTCAATTTGAAACTTAGTGGGATCAGCCATGGCAGCTCTAGTCTGTTGAGCCCATTTTTCATCTCTACCTGGTACATCATGCCATTTTACCACCATGGAAGTCCACACGTTGGTTGGATCGTCGCTAATGGACTGTTGATACAATTTGTAAAACAATCCTGAAGTATCGCGAGGTGTTGAAGCCATGATGATTTTTGACTTCTTGGAAGATGAAATAATTGGAAACACTGATGACCAGAAGCTCTCTAGCAAATTAAAATCAATATGGTCCGCCTCATCAACAAACAATAAATTGCATGAACTACCACGACCTGCACTACTGGTGGTTGTTGTTAGTTTTATTCGACTACCATTGGCTAACTCCATGCTTTCTTTACCGTACTCCTTGACACCTGGTTTCAGCCAGTTGGGTAGTTCTTCATACGCCAGCCTAATCCTACTGAAGATTTCTTTTGCTGTTTCTTCTTTGTTTGCAACTAGCAACACATGCTGATCGTTGTTAAACAATGCATGCCATAATATGTAAATCGTTGATATTGTTGATTTTCCCACTTGTCGAGAGAACAACAGCAAGTTAAATCTATTGTCACGAATCATGCGCAAAGCTCTTCGCTGAAATGTGTGTAGTTTGATTACTTGTCGACCTTCATCGTTGTTGATGATGTAGAAGTAGTTCTCTGCAAAGTGTAACACATTCTCTTTACACTTCTGTATCTCCTGCACCATCTCTGGTGTATACTCAAACTGAGCATCAACTGTTGGTAGATTGGGATTGTTGAGATAGATACCTCGCTTTTGAGCCTTGGCCATCTAAATACTTATCGATTATGTCCAAAACA